TTAGCGGTCTGGGCGGGATTTTCCGATGCCGATGCAGTCCTTCGGGTAGCCTAATCGAACGGTGAAGTCCTTCTGCTGGCATCCGGTGCAGCGAAGGCGTCGGGCGAGGGTCCACAGGCCGGTGTCCGGTCCTGCAAGGTCGATCAGTTCCTGGGGTGTTTTGCGCACCTGGCGGTGGCAGGAACGGCAATAGAAATATACGCCTTCAAGGTCATGGCGCACAGTTTCGCTGATCGGGATACCGTCATTTTCAATATCGGGCATGATTGGCCTTTGCTTCCAACATACCCTGTCCGCAATCCATGTAAGCAAAAAGGGCGGCTGTTGCAAGCCGCCCCTGAATATCGCGATTTTCTTCCTTCCTAGATGCTGACATTCCAAAACAGAACCCCGTCCGTTCCCTTGTGCTTTTGGCATTCGTGCCATGCCTTGGCGTCGTAATAGGGGTTTGACGGGAACGGTGGACGGGTGGGTGATTTGGTGCTGAACGGGATCGAGGCGGCATAGGCCGCGCCCGGTGCTTCCTTGCCAACCTCGACCGCGCAAATACGGGCCTCGGGCCATGCTTTGGCAAGGGCCTTGGCCAAGACGCCCGAACCGGCGGCACACCAGACTTCACGCGGGGCGAAGTCGATGCTTTTTGCTGCCTCTGCGATCCCGTCGATGGCTTCGGGAAGGTCAAGGCCAAAGGGTAAAAGATGTGCGCCGCGCTGGTTGCAATAGTCCCGTGCGCGGGCCTTCAAGACGCTAAGATGTCCCGGTGCAACTTCAATGATCCGAGCGCCATATAGCTCGGCAAGGCCGGTATATGTTGTGCGTTCCTTTCGGGCCGGAACAAACAAGGTTGCCTGTTTCCCTGCCTGATATGCGGTGATGGCCAAAGCGACCTGTGCGCCGCCCTGGGCGGGGCCAGCATAGACGATTTCAGCGGCTTCAAGCGTCTTGAGATAAGGCAACAAAAAGCGCGATTTCGTCCCGCCCGGCAAAAGGTCGTCGCGGATTACCACGACGCCTTCGTGATGTTCTAGAACGGGTCTTTGCATGGCGTGTCTCCCAAATCCTGTTTAGCGAGTTTCGGGTCGCCCTTTACAAACAAAAGCACGTTCTGATGGGCGCGACCGGGTTTCCGGCTTTTTTCCCATTGACCGCGCACCCGCAAAGGCAGCGTACCCAAGGCATTGAGGAGGACTATCTCGCCATAATATTTCAGGCCAGCCTCACAAAAGGAGGAGCGTACTACCTCCGGAAGGCCAAGGTATTCACCGTCCTTGCCGCGAATGTCGGATACGACATAGGCGGCAAAACGATTGTCCTTGAGGCGTTTTGCCTGTTGCTTGATGGAATGGCGTAGCGATCCCGCAAACACGTCCCACGGCATGTTCGAGATATCGCCGGGCAGATCGGAATAGACTTCAAGATCGCCATAGGGTGGGCAGGAAAACAGGAAGTCTGCCTGGCCTTTGAAATGGCGGTGCATATTCTTCCCGCAGGAATCAAGACACCGCCATTTGGGCATGGGATCAGAACAAAGGTCTTTGGCCTGAATTTGGTTGGCTTCGACCTGTTCCTGGCGGATGTCAAAACCCGTGTAATTGAAGCCAAGCCGGGAGGCGACGACACCGCGCACAGACCCACCGGCAAAGGCATCAAAGATCAATCCACCCTGGGGGACGAACCAGCGATAGAATATTTCGCACAAAACAGGGTCAAAGATGCTTGTGGATGCCCAGGCGGGCGGTTCTTTGTGGATGCTGTTTTTGATGTGGGATGCTTTGACCGCATAGATCGATTTCAGGCTATCCCACGTATCGTCGCGGCCCAACTCACTTTGAATGCCAAGGTCAAGCCATTGGCGTTTGCGGTCCTGCCACCAGCCCTGCCGGGCATCGAGGACGGAAAAGGGCGGGTAGAAAAAGTCTTGGTATAGCTTGCCGTTACTCACTTGTTTTCTCCGAAGCTCACAGGCTTTCAGAGGTGGTCCGCACATTGGGACTCGATTGCATTAAGGGTCTTGCAGCGAGGGCATTTGACCCGAAGGAAGATGCGGCCAGCCGCTTCAAGAAGCTTCCGACCGCAGGATTTGCACCGGATATCCCGGTACTGTTCTTTTTTTGTTCCAGAGTTTATTGACTCTGTCATGTCCGACCTTTAGCAAAATCCCCGACCGTAGCTACGGTGGCGGGGCGGTAATCCGTGAGTGGTCGATCTCACTCGGTTTGGGCGGGGACGCGCCCGAACCCCCGCCGTTAGCTGGCGGGGGAAATTGGTAAGGCCGGGAATGCCGAACCACAATCAAAGACCATGCAGGCCTCAATATCGGCCAAGGCATCAATCGCAGTCTCTTGCGCGGACTGCGCATCATAGCAATCCCCGACCATCGCCCCGACTGCCAGCGCCATATTGATCAACTCTTGCTGGGTCAGGGTCGGGTAGGAATTATCCCCCATGCGCCAGCCGCGCCCATCGGGCAGATAACCATTGACCGCCAGCGCAAAGGTGCTGTCGATCAGGCTGCGACTGTCAGCATCGGTCTGGACAAGATAGGTCGTTTCGCCAACGGCAAACTTGATCCCGCCATCCATACGGGCGAACTTGCACGCCTTGACCTTCGCCCGCAACTTCGCCTTCGCCCGGTCAAGACTGATCGGCGCGGTTGGCCAAGACAGCTTTGCAGTCTGCTCTGCGCCTTCACCTTCAAGCAAAACGTCAGGCTGGGTGCCCACATCCTGCCATTCGCTTGACGGTGGCGGGGTTTGGGTGATCGGCTTGACGAAATGCTCTAACAGGGTTTCCTCCGAATGCTTGGTGGCATCGGTGAATGGGCGACCTGTGACCGTCGTGAAGCTGTTCCCGGCTTCGTAACGGTTCAGCGACCAGTCATCGTTAAAGATCGCATATTTCGGGGTGTTCATTTTGATTTCTCCTTAACGCGCACTAGCGAATTTGCCGGGGGTGAGTGCGTACATTGCGGTGTAATATTTTCCGCCGTTGGCGTTGGTGTGTTCACCGCCACTAGTTCCGCCATCGGTCGCGCATTTTGCACCGTTCGACAGAAGGTAGAATTTGTCCGGTAGGGTGCTTGATCCTGTGTTCCAGTCATAGCGCAATTCGTTGATAACCGGATTCATGTCGTCAGCCCGCAAGGTGCGAACGGTATGTGGTCCCGCAACATCACCGCGAACAACATCAAGCCAAAGAGACGCGAAATCGGCAGGAATAAATGGGCCATCAACAGACCCGCTCCCGGTGTAAACATCGAAGCTGCTGAACTGCGCGACACCACGCTCAAGAATGAGCAAATGCCGACCTGCAACCGACGCACCACCAATAGAAACCGTGTTGGCCGTAGAGCCGAACCAGTCCAGGTCGTTCCCGCGTCCAGCCTGATCTACTAGTGTGTAATCACCCGCGGGCATTTTATGGTGGAACTGGCGGATTGCCCCACCATCAAGCGGGATATCCCATGCGCGATGGATCGGGCCTCCGCAATTATGGGCGATGGTCGAAACCTGACCGGATACGTGATTATCAATCAGGACAAAATCCATCCCGGCCAGCGGGCTTGCACGCCGCACAAAATGTTCGCATGTGCCCTGATATTCCGTATCAGAGCCAAGGGTGAAACCGTCGGTGGTGAAGGTCAGACCGTCCGCGTCGAAAATCTGCGTTCCGTATGCGTCAACCGCCACCGTGTATTGAACTCCGTCGATAACAACGTTGAGCCGGAAGCTACCAGCCGCATCGCGACGCTTTGAAATCACCAGCGTTTTATTGGTGAGACAGTTCCAAAGCGAAGTCACCGCACCACCACCGATGGTCATCGGGGCTTGGACATAGCGGGACGGGTCAAGGATGACAGGACACGGCATAGAGCCGGTTGACAGGGTTGCAAAACCACCCGGAATTTGATGCACGAATGCGTTTTGACCGAAATTCACCCTTGCTGATATCGCACCTGAAGCTGCGCTATCTTGTACGGACGCACGCAAACCATCGAGATAGCCAGACGGAATTGTGAACACGGGATCAGTTCCGGTTTCCGGGTTGCCCGAAATCCAAACCCCGTTCTTTGCAAACCAACAATCCCCGGTAGTCCCGTCAATTGCGACTGAAATCACGTCATTAACGGTCCATGTCGGAAAGCCGCTGTCGATGCCCCACGGGTTCGCGATGACATTGCCGTTTGACTGATAATGGAACAAGCCGATAGCTGATCCATCCGCCTCATTGACCGCAACCGATTTATGCGCGAAGCCAATGCCAGGAACAATGGTTTCGACCGCAAATGGCGCACCAACAAGCGGGGTCACTTCCCAATAAAACTTGCCATCTGGAATGAGCATTGTTGACGCGATATGGCCCTCACCGGGGTTGTGAGCGGGTTGCCAGACAGCGTTGCCTTCTGACAAAACGCGGCCTGCCGGGGCCGGAGCGTCAAGCGGGTTGCCAACCGCAAAGTTGTTGGTCGGGGTGTCGGTAACTTGCCGGATAGTTCCGACGGTCTCGAAATGGTTGAGACGCTTGATTGCATCGGTGGTTTTTTCATACCGATCCGGGGAGGTTGAGTTGCGGACGTGAACTTTGTGCAGGGTCAAACCGTCCGTTCCGGTGCCCGCATATTGCGGGTATCTGCCCGTGTTTCCAGCAGGATTTGGCATCAAGCCGATAGTGCCATATGAAGTCGTTGCTATAGCAATCGCCTCGGCTTTACACAGATAGCGACCATCTGCCTGAAGCACGCACGAAACGTTTGAAGTTGCAGAACCTGCGCTGATCACGGAACCGTCACCGGACAATTCAAAGACAGCGTAGGCATCGGTACCAAATTGACCAGAGCCAAACGAAATGTTGAACTCGTCAAACTCTTCCGGGGAGACCCAAGACTTTGCGACGTAGCTCTGTCCGGCAACGACCGGCACTCCATCCGTAATGTAATGAAAATCGTTTGCGGTGCTAGGAACCAAACGATTTGTGCCGCTGACAATGATACCGTTCGCATTCCACCCCGACGAAAAATCCTCGCTACCAGCCACAAGGTTTTCCGAGCTAACGTCTTTGCCCATGTTCGCCGGGTCGGCAAAATCAAGATGGAAGCCGTTCACGCCATAGCCACCCTGATACGTCTTTGGTACCGGAACCCCATCAGAATTGATCCGGCAAAAATCATGCTCGGTCACATCTTCATCGGTCACACCAATGAAGTCCGCGAACTTGATTTTCGCACTCGGAATCGCCGCACCACCATGTGCGGGAATATGACCACCAATTGCGTGACGAACAGCTTTAAAAAAGTTGTCCAGCCCAGCCGCATTGGTCATCGACTGCGGCACAAGATTGATTGCAAGATACCGTGCATCCGCAAGCGGAAGCGCAGAATTCCAGCGATAGAAACCATGCATCCACCCGGCAAAATCGCGGGTCAACCGGTTGAGGGCGCTGTAGTTCGTCTGCGGTGTAATTGCAGCGTTACGAAGTGCGATCAGGCCGTCAGACGTATTGTTGAAGAACAGGAAAGAACCGTTATTGGGCTGGGTCGCAGAACCCGCAGGGGCACATGCGAATGCAATCGCATCGGCATCGTCGATCTTTTTCATCCAGAATGACAAGGCCCATTTATCACTGCGATCATGGGCAAAGGTTTGCTCAAGCGCCTGACTTCCTGTGAACAAAGCCCCGAAATCAATCGGATCACCCGGATCACCGCAACCGATTTTGGCGACGCTGTTTTCCATCAAAAGTGACATGATCAGGCCTCCGGTCGATGCGTAATCACAACGTCGATCACGTCATCTGCGCTGTCGTATTGAAGGTGACAAAGGCTGACTGAATTCGCTTCGTAATTCACATCACCAACCTTGCGGTATTTGGTGCCCCAATCGACCGCACGGTTGCCCGCTGCATCCTGCGTGAGTTTGATCATCGCGGGGCCTGCGTTCGGGACCGTCACCGGGTTGGCTATAACGATTGCGCCGGTCAGGGTGTGCTTGAACCGGCTGCGCGCAGTCGGATCGAATGACGCCACACCACCCGCGACGGTCAGGTCAATGAACTCGGTATTAAAACCGGCAGTGAGGGTCGCCGAGACATTGCGGAAAAGGCCGTTTGCCGTGCCATCAATCACCGCTTGCTGGATTGCCTTGCGCAATTGCTGAAGGTCAGCATCATCGGCAGGTAGCGGGTTTTCAGTTGTTCCAAGGAAATAGGTGATCGCGTTGACGATCTCGCGCATCGGGTCCTCGATGGCGGCGGCGGGCACTTCCGAGCCTTCAATATCCTGGGAGGCATCCCCGTCGATATACGGGGCATCGGGATCGGTTTCATTAAGCGGTTTGACGTATTTCATGATCAGTTGCCCTCGTAAGAGAAAGTCAGTTTCAAGTGGCTGTGATTGATGCGTTCAAGGACGCAAACGAGATCCTCGGCCCGAGCGATGCTCATGAGTTTTTCACCCGCCCTGGACGCACCGGCGCGAAACCGGGTTATGCGGGCTTGATAGACGCGCACCGTCCACCAGAGACGGCTATCAGCACGGCCAAGACGGTCGCCACATCGGGACAGACCGGCAACGAACGGGCGGCGTTCGATGACCTCGGCGTCATATCCGAGTTTCTTGGCCAGGGCGACGATGGCGTTGGGGTTCAGGCTACCGACGCGGGTGCGTTTTTCATGCACGGCCGCACGACGTTCTTGGAGGGTGGTTGCGTGTTGATGATCGCAATCCGGCAGACCAAAGTCGGCTTCCCATTCCTCAATCGTGATCGATGCGGTGAGCGGGTTTGCCTCGCTTATCATCAGGTCAACCAGATCGTCTTCAAGCGCGAACTCGCGGGCGATAGCGCGGAAAAGCGCATCGCGGTTTTCTGCCTCTTCACGCGGGAAGGCCGGGCCTTGCGGCAGGCCCGCAATCATCGCATTGGTATAGGCGTCTGTTTTCTGATCTGTGGTCATCATTGCGGACGCACCCACAGGACCGTCCCGTTCAGTTTGATGGTATTGAGAACCGGCAATTCATTGACGCCCAACGAGATGCCCCCAATCGGGCTGGCCAGCGTGTGATAGTCTTCGCCAACTGCGGCTGAAATTGCCGCACGCAACCAACTTTCGCGGATTTGCTGGTTGGGCTCACCCGAGCGGCGAAACAGGGATTGCACGTTGCTTGCAATGGCGTTGAGCGTCTTGGTATCGGACGGGATCAGGGTCGAAAAATCGAGATCAACGAGTTTGTCATCGATCACGACGACAAAGACTTGTGCCCCCGATGGCCGTCCTTCCCACTGCCCGGTGATTTCGTTGATATGTCCGTCGATGTGGGTAGCCACGGCCTGACGGATATTCTCGGTCGGGACCGGAAAGCCGTTCTGGTCATAGGATGCAATGCGAACCGTAACGGTATTAAGGCCCATTGCCTGGGGCGAAATCCAGACACCATCAACACCGTTGATCTCTGTCGCCCAAACAACGTAATCCGCGTCAGAACCACCCATCGGCGGCTTTGCCTGACGATACAGGATACGGGCACGGAATGATTCCTTCTCCTCGATGGCGCGGCCATCGGCAAAGGCGGTCGAAACGGTTGCAGTTGAAGCAATGCCCGAGACCGGGGAAACAAGGGAAAGTGATTGCCCGACGGCAAGGTTTCCCGCCGGTCCGGTCGCCTCTGCCTGGGCGGAAACGGTCGCGGACCCACCGGCAATCGTCACATTTTCGGTCGTGACATAGAACTGTCCGTTCGCGTGTTTCCAGCGTTCGCCTGCTTCAAGCGTTACCCCGTCGGCACCGGCAAAAGTGATTGCACCAACCGAGGCCGTCTCGGCCTTTTGCGCCATCCCATATTCGGCGGCGATGGTTTTCAGGCCGTCAAGATCGGCAGTCTTGGTGAAGCGTTGTTTTGCCTGGTATCGGATGTGCTGATGAATATCATCGATCTCGCCGGATACCTCGGCAGAGATAACACCGATATTGGATGCACGGCCTGGCACGGCGGGAAGTTTCAGACCGGTGGAAATCCCTTCGCGAAGGCGCAATTCACGTTCAGAAATGGTTGTGACTGGCCAAGCCATTATTCGATTTCCTCCAACTTGTAGCGCCCGGCATTCGGGTCATAAACAAACGTGAAACGGCGCGGTGTCGAAATGCCGGACAGATAAACGTTGAGTTGCGCCTCAATCCGCCCGCGAATGGATGATTTTTCCGCGATTGCCCGAACGTCTGTAACGTTTCTTGCATCGCCTTCGGTGTCATCGATCAGGAACTGGCAAGCCTGCTCCAGCGTTTCGGAAACTTCGTGCGGCATATCCGGGGTGATTTTTTCGCGTTTCATCAACCACAACAGGCTTCCTTCAGGCGCATCTGCGGTCAGACTTGATGCCCAGTGGCCACGCGGGTCAGTACCCGGTTCAATGGAGCCTTCAGGGGCGCGGGCATCACGAAACAGCGCATGGATCAACATTGTGATCAGGCCATCTGCAACGACAAGGTCATAGCCGTCAGTTGCAAGATCAAAGCCGGTGCCATTGCGGTTTACGAATGCAATATCCATCAGCCGACCCTCATTTTGCTTGAGCCGGATACGATTTCCCAAAGCCCTGCCGAACTGCCCGAAGTGACGTTTACCAGATCGCCAATCCGGGCGACCGGCTGGGCGTTTTCGTCGCCGCCAAAGGTGATGTCATCGCAATCAAGGGATGCGCTCTGGGCGGAGATTGCGACCGTCTGGGCATTAATGTTCACATCCGTCCCGTTGACATTGATCAGCGGGGCGTTGGTGGTGACTTCCGGGGCGGTCACTTCGACTTTGTTAGGCGCGGAAACCCGCAGGGTTCCGTCATCATGCAGCCAGATCGTCTGGCCATGTTTCGACCAGAGAATGACCTCTCCTGGCTTGTCACCGGTCGGGCGATAGCGCGGGTCGCTGATCAGCGTCCCGACAAGATGCCCGCGTTGGCCGAGAATAGACGCCAAAAAGGCTTCTGATCCGATCAGCGGATGCATCGCCAACCCATAGGGTTCTGCGTGTTCAACCGCGTCATTCAGGCCAAGTCCTTGTACCTGTATCTTGCGCATTTTGCCGTCTTCGATCACATAGACATACGTGACCGTGGCACGGGTAAACAGCAGCTTGATCCGCAGTTTGATGTTGTCGAGCGTGTCAATCAGTTTGTTGTAGTTCATGACCAGGCATCCCCCGGTTTGCTTTCGGGTTCGGCGACAAGCTCGTAGGCGTCCGGATGAATGACCGTAAGCGTCGTTTCATCTGCTTTGCTGTCAGAAATCGCAAACACGATCTTGCTGATAAGCCGGGTAGCATTCAGGCCTTCAATACCGTCGATGACCCGGATTTTCCGATTGATGTCCCATAGTTTCCCGTCGTCGGACTTGCAACCTGGCATCAGGTATTCGCGGCGTTCAGAACGGGCCGCGTTGATGGAGGCGGTCGTGGTGGCCAATTTCGTCATTGCCGTTTCATCGCCCGGTTCATCGGCAATGATCATAAGCGGGCAATAACTGCTGATACCGTGATCTTTGGCGCGTCCGACAACCTTGGAATGTTCCGAGGTGCCCCAGTTGCTGCCGGGGCTTTGGGTGTGACAGATATATTCGTTGTGGCGGTGCTGAATATCTTCACTCAGTGTCAGTGACAGAGCATTGCCGTTTTCGGGGTGAAAGCGAATCTCCGATGCCAGAACGGTTGCAGCTTTGGCTGTGGTAATCACAAGCTGACCGTTATTGTCGGCATAGACCATCAGCGCCCGGTGGCGGCATACCCGCTCTATCACCTTGGCTGCGGTATCGCCCGGTTGGGCGGTGAATTTTTCGAACGGTTTGCCAACCGGCACTTCGGCCCTGACCGTAACGCCAAACGGTTTGCACACGGCCTCGATAATCTGAAGCGCGGTCTGGCTTTTCCATTCAGCCGGGAAGTTGACAACAGACCCGCGAAACAGGCGCGAAGTCTTGTCATGCACGACGATATTCAGATCAAACCCGTCTTCGTTAATGTCGAGATCACGCGATTTGATGTATCCGGCGATACGGGTTTGCCCATCGATGGTCAAACGGGCATCGTCATCGATGCTGATTGCGGGAACAGTTGTCGGGCCTTGTTCATTCAGCCGGGTCAGAGACAGCGTTGCCTCGCCGTAAATGGCATCAAGGCTTTTGGTCACGGTGGCTTGGGTCCATCCGCTATAGATTTGACCGCGCACATAAAGCTGCACATCAACCATTTCTGTTCTCCTTTACAAGATACAGAAGTTCCTTGCCTGCCTCGACAAAGGACGGGTGCAAAACGGTATTTCGGGTCGTAAGCCCGTCATTGATGTTCCCGGTAAGGCGGTAGGACATCACCCGTGCCGGGGTTGATGTTGCAGGGGTTTCGGTTTCAAGCCACGGCAGACCGGTAATGTTTTCCGATACATCGCGGGAAACGGCCGTGCGCAGATTGCGCAAGGACTGATTGCGGGCGGTTGCGCGTTCCGGATCGCTGGTGGTTGAGGCCGTTGCTGCAAACGAAAGGGCAGAAACCAGAGTGTCACGCACGCCAAGGGCCTCCTGGACGCTTTCAAACGGCGTGTTTGCAACGGCCTTTGACGCGGTAATCGTCATGGCGTCAAAGATCGCCTGACCAACCTGTTTGGTGTTGGCCGCTTCGGAACTGGTTGCGACAACGTTGGTTGCCATGAACCGGTTTGAAAGGGTTGAAAGAACCGGCGACATTGCCGTTCCCTGCAATACACCGCTTTCACTGACAAGGTTCCATGCCTGTCCTGCGCCTTCGGTCAACACGCCGGTAAAGGCTTTGACGCCTTCCGGGGTTGCCCCGAAATAGTCCCCGATTTCCGAGGCCATCGAAAAGGCCTCGGATACAAGCGACGGTCCCGCCTGGACAACGGTTTCCAGCGCGAAAGTGGTTGCGAGATCGATTGCCGCTCCCTTGATCGCGCCTGGCATAATCGTCTGGCTCATGCGGTAAAGGTCAAAGGCGGCTTTGGTCAGTTTCTGATAATCGATCTGGCTGGTGTCGCTGGCGTCCTGAATGTCGAAATCATATCCGTCGGTAACGCTTTCCTCGGCAAGGCGGGCTGCGGTCAACACATTGGCCTGCGTATCAAGGCGTGCGGTTGGTCCGATGATCTTACCGGCAAGGACAAAGGTGACAGTGAAATCGGCAACGCCGAGTTCGGTCATGCTTTCTTCGCAATTGGCGTTTTCTACCACCACCTCAAGCGTGCCGCGTGTCGGGTGAACATATTGCCCCTGACCGATGGTACGAAAGGCATTTTCAAGATCGCGACGGCGCTGCAAGACATCATCGCCCAACAGGAAAATTGATTCCTGAAAAACGTCGTCATCCGTACCCATGTCGGTGACAAGACCGCGCTTTCCGAATGGATATGATTTCTTGTCGATGCGATGGGTTATTCGCAACGAGCTGCTTGCGACGTGGAACGGAATACCCCGGAAGGATGCCTGACGATATTGGGAAAGATCGATCACGGTTGACCCCCTTCCAGGGCACCGATATCAAAACTGCGTTCTGCGCGGCGCTGACGACGACCAGCCGCACCTTGGGCGCGGGTGTTCTCTTCTAGAGCCTTGGCAAGTCGATCCTGCGACGTTGTGTTGCGTTCAAGCGCCTCGCTGCTTTGGGCTGGTGGCGTGTTTTCGTCATTCGAGAAGAACCGGTCAAACAGACCTGTGAACGCTTCTTCACCGAAATAGGCCCCGAGACCCGCACCGATGATGCCGCCGATGGCCGATCCGATCGGACCGACCAGCGCCCCACCCATCGCACCAGCCTTTCCGCCAAGCAAGGCACCGCCAAGGCTTCCGGTGGCACCGGCAGCACCACGGGCATCGCCATCGATGACGGACGATCCGATATTCATCACGGCCAGACCGGTTGCAAGCGGGCCGACACCGCGCACAACGCTCCCTGCCTTGGCACCAAGACTGGTCAAGCCGGTGGCCGCCGAGGCACGTGCGCCCAGTGAAACCAGACCGCCAAAGCGACCCGAACGAACACGCGGGGTTTTGCCTTTGGTCCCTTTGCCGCCGCCTGCATCCGCCCCATATCCATAGCCGCCACCAGTTGGCCAGTTGGTCACGATAACAGGTGTTGCCGCCGCGCTGGCCAGCGCACCTGCCGCCTTACCACCGGCACTTGCCCCGCCGCGTAAGCCCTGAACCAACCGGACACCCGCCGCCGTGCCCCGGATCGCCTTGTTGACGGCCCAAATACCCGCCGCCGCAGTTGCGCCGGTTACAGCAATGTCAAAGATATTTTCCAGTTCTTCACTGCTTAGATCGGTGATCGCGTCCGCAAGTGCCTGGATCGGTTCCGACAGGTTGTCGTCTGCCATACGGGCAAGTGCGGTATTCAGGGTTTCAATCGCAACAGCCATCGTCTGGGTCTGTTTGATCGCGTCCTGGTTCATCTGACCGTTGCCGACTTCGACATTCTTCATCTGGTCAAGCATCGTGAAATTGCCGCTTGCCTGATAGTCCGTCCAAAGTTTGCTGACGGCTTTGAAACTTTCGTCTCCGAACACATCACGAAGCATCGACAGTTGTTTGGTCTTGCTTTCAACCTTGATGATTTTGGCGAAGATGTCCTTGAGGATCGCGTCGGCGTCGCGCATCTGGTCCCCGTCAAAGACCTTGATACCGTTCTTTTCAAGAAACTGGCCTTTTGCCCCGAGATCACGCAGAAATGCCGAGATAGCGGTTCCTGTTTCGGCAACCGAACCGGTGGTGTCCTGGGTGGTTTGCATAAAGCCGCCCAAGAATTTCAACGCGCCCTGGCCGCGCATTCCAAGTGACGCCATTGCACTCGCCAAAGGGCCAAATTCAGCGGCCAAATCCTTGAACTCAACCGCCCCCGCATCGCCCTGGGCAATCAGGGTTTCAAGGGCAAGGGCAACCTGTTCGGGTGTGTTGATATCCAGTTTCTTGAGGTTGGCGACAACGTTGGCGATATCAGATGCAGCCGAGCCGGAAGACCGGGCGGCAATACCGATGTTTTCGATGTTGGCCACGGCAAAATCGAGATCGCCGGTTAGGGCCAAAACTTGCTGCATTGCGTCAACAAGTTGCGAAACATCCATTCGGATCGCTTCATTGTTCGATGCATCATAAAGCTTCTGTTTCAGGTCGTCAGCCTGTTCCCCGGTCATTTTCATACGGGTGGTAATGTGATTGAGCTGTGCATCCACATTGATCACACCACGCGCCAGCGCACCGGTTGCAAAGCCGGTGGCAAGCCCGGTATAGCGGTTGCCCAAGCGATCAATTCCGTTTGAAAGACTTCCTGCCGCTTTGCCAAGTTTGCCAAAATCACGTGCAGCCGAAGTGACCAGCCCGGAAACTGCACGCGAGTTGCGTTTGGCTTCCGCGACCAGATTGCCGCGCATGTCAACTTTGACCTGTGAATTGAAGTCATTCATTCTTGGTTTGCTTCGCCAGCTTTTTCAGGTAACGGAGAACTTGCCAGAGCGGCATTTTACGGATGTCCTCAAGTGAGGTTCCGGTGGTTCGTGCCAGGGCAAGCACCATGTCTTCGACACTTTCCCTGGCACCGATAATTTCCTGTCCAGACAAAAAACCCGGACAGGTCCGGTCAAGCACCAGTGCCGTCAGGATTATCTCCGGCACCGGTTTCTTCTCGCTTTGCCGTGTTGTCACCTTCACGCGCAAGATAGGCGCTATCGACTTGATCGGCGCGTGCCAAAAGACTGCGATAATCGCGTTCAGACATCCGGCGAAGGTCGCTAACCAAAATTGGACCTTGCATGGTTTGTCCGTCCTTGCTTTCAAGTCGTGTGACCTGGCGGCGCAATCGTTCGGTCGCTACTACAGTCGGGCTTGCAACGATTACAGGTTCGCCGTTCGGGCCAAACCGGACTTTTTCCCCGGCAATAGCCGCATCAATTGCCCCGCCCGCATCCAGCGGGCTGACCGTCAGGCGGCTATAGGTGGTTTCACCGATCTTGAGACCGTCGTTAAGAGGAAGAGCGTCCATCAGACTTTCTCCGCGCTTGAGCCTTCAAACGAAAGGCTCCATTTGCTTTCTTCACCGTCCGAAATTTCCGGGTCTTCGGTCAAAACCATGAGCGGGAATACCCATTCCTGACTTGACGCAGAATCGGTAAAGCGTGCGGTCACTTCCTTGCCTGCCGAAAGCGTGGCCGGGTCGAAACCGGCACTGGCCGCAACATCGACCTTCAGGGTACCGAGATTGATATGGACCGACGATCCGAGATATCCGCGTGCGCCTTTGCGCGTTTTTGCAGTTGATAGACCGAGCGTTGCGGTGGCGGTGCCTGGAATGGTCGGCAATTCGTAACCGTCCATTGCGACAACGGCATCACCAAACATCTTGTCTGACATTTCCTTGTCCTTTCTTGGGTCAGATCAGGCGGAACGCAGAGCGCACCGCAAGCTGGTGGAACTGGTCAATCGGGCGTGGCTGATCGAAGACATCAAGACGCCCGCGCTTCTGGCTGTTTTTGTCGGACAAGATGTCAGCCTTGTAGCCTTCGAAGTCATCCATGATCCCGGCTTCGATCATCAGTTTGTAGTGAGCAATAAACTCGGCAATGCCGGTTTCCGGGGTGATGATATTGGATGCCCGGCCCGCCGCCGGATGACCGGACAGCGCCAGCTTGTGACGGGGATATTTCAGCTTGAAACGGTTGATCACCGAGCGCCGGTAATAGGACATGATTTTTACGGTATTGATCGACTTGTATGCCGTATCCTCTGCCCCGTTGGCGTTCTGGGTATAGGTCGTGACCAGACGCTCAACATAGACCTTGCCGTCATTGCCAACTGTGTGGGTGGAAATACCGTTAGACAGAAGCAATTCGTTTTCCGAACTTGTCCGGCGCTTGCCTTCCGGTGCGCCCATGATGCCCTTCATCTCAAGGGTCTGGAACGGGCGGGCCGGATCAATCGAGCCGTAATAGGAAACGGTTGCGGCCGTGGAAGCAGCCCAATCCCACGGGGCAGTTGGTGCGTCGCTTGTCGTGTCCATCACCGGGACGAGATGACTGTTGAGCAAACCGGCATAGGTTCCCATTGCTGCCACACCGCCCCGCTTGGCGGCAAAGACAAGACCATCGATGGCAGAAAGCGGTCCCCAGCGCGTATCAAGTTCGGAGCGCAGGGCCAGCATGTTCGGTTCATCAACGAACGGTGTGACAAAACCCTGATACTGGGTCATGTCATCAAGGGCATCGATGGCATCCGTCAGGTCCGGGTTGCCTGCGCCACCGGTGAAAGCGCCGGTCCCAAATCCGAGACCAGGCGTATTCTGGTCGGTGTTGTAATAGCGGGTCAGGAAAATGATATCGTTACCGGTTTCGCCTTTCCATTTGCAGGTCAGCGTCAGTGCTGAACCCTCGTTGCTTGCAACGACCGGACAGGACGGGTCGTTGTTGAGCAACGTAACCAGACGCCCAACGACGCTTTCAGCCGTTTCCGAGGCGGCAATGCCAAGCTGATAACGTTTGTCGTTGATGTAGAATTGCTGGGTGGAACCACGGGTAGCGCTACCGGTAAAGGTGCGCGTGCAGCTAGCCGCCGCACCCGCAGCATTCTCGGCAAGCGGGATGACCACAAGTTCCTGGTACGGGTTGATCAGGCGAAACTTCTTGACCATTCCGACAAGCATGGAATCTGCGCCAAACAGGACCTTGGCTTCTGCATCGGTGATGACGTTGTAAATCTCGCCTGGCACCGCGCCCGGCAGAGTGCCAAGCTGTCCGAACATCACGGTGCGCTGCTTGAAGACCGGCAAACCGTTCAAGGCAAGCGTCGGATCGATTTCCATGTAATAGCCCGGACGCCAGATATCGAGCGGGATTTGGTCAAAGCTGATCTGATCCATAGCGGCTTACTCCTTTGACTTGGCCGTGGTGCTTTTCGCACGCGGTGGGGTGGCTTTTTCGGCTTCACCCCGTTTGATAAAGCGGCGATACAGGCTGCTATTGGGGACGAATGCACCATCCGGCCCGATGGGCTTTCCCGTTTCCGGGTCGGGGATCGTCATGCCTTTGCCGGGCTTGATGTAAATCGTCTGGTTCATGCTTCTTCCTCTGTCTGCGGCAGATCGGTTTCCATGATGGGCGTACCTTCGCCGCCGAGTGCCGATGTGTGATGGATGGTTTCAAGGTCATCGAGGTCCGCAATCCCCCAGTCAGGTGTGATCGTGAACCGGCAGGAAAGTGCCAGGGCATAAACTGCGAGATATTCGCGACCGACCTTCGCGTTAAACAGGTTGGTGATGCGTTCCGCCTCGAAACTTCGATCAAGGGTTTCATGATCCAGCCCGGAAGTCGCAAAAAGCGCGAAGTCCAGCAGGTCAAATGCACCTGTGATCCGGCCACCACGTCCGCCACCGCGTGCATGTTCGTCATTGACTGCCTTGCTGGCCGCAATCAGAACAAAGGTGCCATCGAATACACGACCGCGTGCGGTTTGACGGGCGGCTTTGGTCATGCCCGAAAAAGTCACATAGATTGCCGGTGCCTTCTGGGCGATCTCGCGCAACAGGTCTTCGTCAAGTTGCCCGCCATAGGTATCAATCGTGACCTTGAGGTCGCGCTGATCGCGCTGTGCAATCAGGGTTTCCTTCAGGAACTTTTCAAGATCACCGATCATGGGTGCGCCTCCCGATGGGCGGTGCGCACGAAGTCGGCAATTGCGCCGCGAATGCCCTTGGTGTCTTCATCTCCGATGCCAAGGAACGGACGCGCAGGGATTATCACCTGCTTTGCAAAGATTGCTTCGCCACCGATATTGAAGGCGAGAACCTTGGCGCGTTTCGGCTTGATGGTTCCACCGAACTGGTGAATGCGGGCATAGATGACATTTGTGCCGGCAGAGACGGTGCGATCCGAAACCCGTTTGTCGAACGAGTTCCTCAACCGGGCAGTATCAACCAGTGTCTGACCGCCACGATTTGCCTTTTGCCAGGGAGTGCCGTCTGGTCCTCGGCCGTTTTCAAACCGGCGGTCAATGTTGAGCAACAGCACATCGCCGATATCTTCAAGCAGCGGGCGGGTATCAGACAGGGTTGCAAGGAAGTTCATCACTTTGCCGCCCATACGTCCGAAGTCCCGATAATCGGCCTTGATCGAAACAGACATCAGAGCATGTCCTTTCCATCAAAAACCGATTCCGGTTTGTAATAGACCGCCGGTCGAGATGACTGGTTGCTGCCCAGATCGATCTCGCCATCCGCAATGGATTTCAGCAGCTTCATGGCGTTGTCGTAACGCTTTTCGACTTCCTCGCTTGCGCGACCGGAATAAAGGCGGTAACGCGCAATATCGCAGCACACCGAAACCAGAACGGACGGCGCGGGAGAAAGAGGTGTTTTCATGCGGGACGAAAGAACCGCGTCAATGGCCGCACTGGCATCGTCAAGCGCAACCGACAGTGCGTCTTCATTGATCGTTTCTGCGCTCTGATCATTCTGATTGGTCAGATCAAGCAGTTCGTTCAAAGGAAAGCGCGTCTGCATGTCGGTTGCGGTTGAGTATGCCATGTCAAATCACCTTGGATTACAGGAAGGGTGCTGCCGACCGGCAGCGTTGAGGGTGCGGAGAGTACCGGTCGGCAGACGGGATCAGTTCCGGGTTTATGCTTGGGCGTTGAACTGATCCCAGGCCTTGTCACGAAGGGCAGCGGATACCGGAAAATCGATGGTTTCGATTGCGTGGAATGCCTCGGTTTTCGGCTTGCCGGAGCCCGTCCAGAGTTCCTTGTTGTCCTTGTCGATGGTGCCAATCGCGGCAACCAGGCGATCAAGTTCGCTTTCGGTATTGGTCACGGCACCGGCGTTGTCCGGTTCCGGCGATCCGGTGTCCTGGGCAATGACATTGTCGGTTGGTTTGCCCAGAAACCCGGTGCGGAGCAGCGGTGCTGCCTGTTCGTCGGTCAAATCGACCGAGCCGCCGGGTTTGTATTTCTTGCCGTCATGGTCAACGGCAATCAGTACGGGATAGGTTTTCATGGTCCTGTTTCCTTTTCGCCGATTGGGTTAAGCCACGTTGGAAAGAAGGAAACCGGCATGGTTGGCCACGATCAGTTCCTTGATCGTTTCACCAGATCGAACCAGTTCACCGCCATGAAGCCCCATCTGGGCTTTGATGCTGCCAGCTACTTTGGTGCCGTGTTCTGCGGTCATCCCGAAAGTGATACCGCCTGTGGTGTCGGCACTTTCATCAATGAATTGACCGGCAATGATGCTGCCCCAAGCGCGTTCAATGACCGGCGTCTGGCCCGGCTTGGTGGTGTTGACCCGTGACGCGCCAACATGGATTTTCTGCACCTCGAACAGTTCGGCGACGGCTTCTTTGGCCGCTGCCCCGGCATCGCCGGAATTGCGGTTGGTTGCCTTGACGATCTTGGGATGCTGGCGCAGGGAAGACCATGCAACCTGACCAATGGTAAGCTGGTTCGGGCGTACAAGGCAGGCATCCAGCATGTCCGAGATCTTCTTCACCGGATCAGAAGACGGGTCGGAGAACATTGAAGCCCCAGAAAGAGCCTCGACCAGTTCTGCCGGGTAGTTGGCAGGGTTGGAAATCAGGCCTGCGACACGAACTTCACGGCCCAGCATGACGATGTTGGTTGCGCGTTCGGTTGCGCGATCACGCGGGTCATAACCTGCTTTTTCGGCTTCTTCGATGGTCGGTTGATCAAGAGGAATGTCGATACCGAAGTCCTCGACTTCGTCATTCTCTTTTTCGCCCTCAATCTCGACGCGATTGGGGGCCGAACGACGACCGACACGGGTATCGGGTACGCTATAACCCTCGGCAAGATCGTATTTCTGCCACGAGAACTTGCGGGCCGGTACTTTGGCACGCGGCAATACCTGGTCAGCGATCAGTGCGTAAGTCGGGTTGCTGTATGCAATCGCAATCGCTGTCAGGGTTGGATCGACCTGAAACTGGTCCATAAGACGAAACTCCTGTTAAGAGGGGATCAATCAGCCCTGAAGGGTTGACGGGTTGATGTGAACTTTGCCGATGACATCAACAGCGCCATCTTCCATCGCGTATCCAGCAATACGGACATTCGATCCGGCTGCGGGTTCCGCCTTGATGGCGCGACCATCTGCATCACTGGTCAGCGGATCGCCAAATGCGATGGTGCCGCCAAACTCGACATCGCGGATGTCATCCATGCAGACGTCAATGCGCTTGTCGGCGGCATCAACACCGGCAGGACCGGTGCAGCCGATAATCGCGTCGGTCGCGCTTGATGCCTGTTTGACAATGCCGCTGGTCGCATCAGCAGCCACAAGGCGGTATTTGGCAATCGCCGCCGCACTGGTGAAATTCTTGATAAGACCGAGGTCCATTGGTCAGGCTCCTTTCTGGATTTTGCGGACGGCCTGGGAATAGCTCATGGTGACGCCCTTCGCAGACTGCTCGGCGACCATTGCACGGGCGGCAGTGGCCAGTTCCGACGGGTCGGCGAAATCTGCCGGTTCATCGCCGGTGTTCCCGGCAGAGTGTTCGGAAAAATCGACGACCTTGGGTGCGGCCTGAAGAATGCCCTTGAGCATTTCGACGGGGGATGCAGCCGGGACTTCGCCAAAGCTGATTTCATCCTTGCTGCCCTGGACGGTCAGGTGGGCATACAGGGACACAACCTTGTCCTTGTTTGCCGGTGCCAGCTTGCCGTCCTTGATCAGGCCATCAGCGAAATCAACAGCTTCGCCTTCGGCCTGCTTTTCGGCAAAAGCGGCCTCGCGCTTGGCGATTTCCGCTTCGCGCTGTTTGAGTTCTTCGTCTGTCACCTTGTTCTCCTTTTGAGGTGTGGACGCAGGGGAGGGCTCCGGCACCTCGGAAAAGGCCGGTGCGGTGGGTGTTTCGGGTTCCGGGTCTGGTTGAGCGGCCTGTTCAGCCATCCAGTCCAGTTCGTAACCAGGCAAAGCCTTGTCGGCCTCTTCCTGGCCGAACTGTGCAATCACAAGGTCGCGTAGGCCGCGAAACAGGCGCACGATGGAACGTGGTTCAACATCACCGAACTCAAGGGTGACAATGCCTTCATCTTCATCGTCGGCGAATTCGATTGCTTTCAAGCCTTTAACGGCGGGCGGCTGCGCGCCAAGGAAACCGACGTGACGCAGGTAGTAATGTCCTGGCGTCGGGTTGTTGGGGGCATCGGGCAAATAGAAGGACGGGGAGATTTTCTTGAATGCACCGCTTGCAACCATTTCGGCGAATTCGGGATTGACCTGATCGGGAATGGCGAACAGTTCGCCGTCCGCAAATTCAAGCCCCTTTACCCAACCATAGGCAGGAAGGTTGTGCTGCGGATGACCTATGACCAACGGGCTTTCGTGCAGCTTCGGGTCGTAAACCGATGCGCAATCGGTGCCGTCTGCTTCGCCGAACGTCACTTCTTTACCGCGCATGTCGGTATGGGTGCCGGTCTTGAAAATATGAATACGCTTCACGTCGCTCTCCGTACATTGACGAAGGGCATCATGAAGGCTTGAAAGTGGGGAGATTAGCTGAAAACTTCAGGGAAATAGCAGTTTTCCGCGATGTGAAGTGGTGGCAGCGTGAATTATTTCAGGGGGGGCGTCAAGCCAGATAAGGGTAGATCATCCGCCGCGATGTTACCGCGCCGCCATTCTAACGGGGGTCTAACGGCCCTTTCGATCTTTCTTCGCATGATCTGTCAATTACGGTTGTAACATGCCCTGAAAAGCCTCTAAGACGCCCCGTCTTGTTTGCTTGTTAACCATGAAAATGTATTAATGTTTTTCGTAAGTACGAAAAACAAGGAGGGAGAAGCCGATGACTACAGCAAAGTTCACTATTGCTTTTACCGGTCCTGGCACCGTGGATGGTGTGATGGATGTTCGTGAACTGGCTCCGTCGTTGTTGGCAATCGGAACTCTTTTTGACGCAGCTAATAGCACCTTGAACGGAGAAGCTGCAAATGTGCGCGTCAACGTTCGAGCTACCAAGCAAGCCTGTTTCGAGGTGGATCTGGAATTGGGGCAAACTATCGTCCAGCAGCTTCTCAAAGTGATGGGCGGTGATGCTATCAGCGGTGCTTTGAACCTCGTGGAGCTCGTGGCTCTTGGTGGTGTTGGCGGAAAGTCTCTGTTGTGGTTGATCAAGAAACTTCGAGGCAAGAAACCTGAAAAGGTGGAAAAGATTGATGCCGAGACTGTCCGGTTATCCATCGGGGGCGAGCAGATAGAAATTCCCCTGAAGCTATTACGACTATTCCAGGATATTTCGGTCAGGGACGCTGTTGAAAAAGTGGTTGAGCCGATTGGAAAATCTGGTGTCGACGCTATTGAATTTCGGAACAGCAAGCGTGAGACAGAGATACGTATCGTCGAAGCAGATAAGCAGGATTTCGCCAAGCCTGATGTCGAGGACGAGACGATATTGGATGATAAAAGACGTGCGGCGTTTTCCATCCTCTCACTTGCTTTCAAAGAGGATAACAAGTGGCGTCTACATGATGGTAACGCGCCGATTAGTGCGTTGATATCGGACAAAGACTTTCTGGCGCGTGTTGACCGAAATGATATATCCTTTGCCAAGGGCGATATCCTGCTATGTGATGTTGCAATCATTCAAAAGCGTACCCGAGATGGTCTTAAGACAGACTATGAAGTGACCAAAGTTGTTGAGCATCAACCGGCTGCAAGACAAATCCCAATGGATTTCTCGAACTAAGGCTGTTAATTTGGTAGGAGCGGTTGCCGCAAATTCTGGTGGAATTCGCTGGCCCAGAGTGCTTGCCGATCCGGCCAGTACAGCAATGCCCATGTAGCGTAAGGGGCGGCAACCGTTTTTCCTCCTACAATTCCCCATCCAATAGCTTGTAACGTTTGGCTTTGAGATTGCCCGGCTGGACAAGACTTGCCGTTCGGGCCGTGTTGGTCTGGACATCGATGCGCTTGCCGGTGCTGTCACGCATCTTGGTTTTGAAATCAATCCGCACGACCAGCTTGGCAAGTTTGTCATCGGCAACATCAAACACGTACAGCAAGGTCGGTTCCTGCATGTCAAAAAGCACCGCCCTGGCATTGGCCAGTTCGGTTGGCAGATCGCGGACAAAGGATTCTGGCAATGCCTGGTTGCGGGCCTTCTTGGCATCGCGCAGCAAATGCAGAATTTCACGGTCGCCAATCGTGATGGCGGCATTTTCCGGGTAACTGTCGAAGTCCGATAGTCTTTCGACCGTACGCGGGGTGAATGCCCCGATCACGCGCCTTTCCCCACGCGCCTTGCCCGCTGCAATCACATCGTCAAAGAATAAGCCATAGCTGTTCTGGATTTCCGCGACCACATCCGGGTCGGACTTCAATGCAAGAGCAGCAATATCGGGCGGCGCTGTTCGCAGTTTGTCTGCGAATATCCGGCCTGCTTCGGCACGGGTTGCGGATTTTCCAACATTGTGCCCCCAACCCGGATCAACCCCGGTGGGGATTGTTTCAATTTCGCCGGTGCGTGCATTGTACCACTCGCGGGTTTCAACATCGGGATCGGGTGAAACCTCGTATCCCAGACGTTTGAGTTGCCGTTCAGTCATGATCTGGATTGTGCAACGGCACCCCCAACCGTTCGGGGGATAGTGGGTGTCCCAGAATGGATGATCGATGGGCAGGACCGTGCCATTCCAGTTCTTGTGACTGGGGCGCGTGCGGTCATCCTTGACGGCCACATAACGCAGATAGACCTTCTGCCCGCTTTGTTCCTGGACACGGCGGGCGGTGTCCTTGGCACGTTTCCATTTTCCCGCTGCATAGGATGCCCGCAGATTGACATCAAAGATCGTGCGCAAGCGGTGGGGTGATCCAAGCTGTGCCAGGCGATCTTCGCCAGTCAGCGGATCGGACATGATCTGTTTGCCCCACCATCCCTTCGCTTGCAGTTTGGGTGTCAGGTCTTTGCGGAACTGATCAAGCGTTGTGCCATTCCGCAGGGCATCATCGACAGCGCGGCGAATATCGGTCAGGACATCAAGTCGCATTGCCTTGGCAACTGTGAATGTGCGGGCATGTTCGTCGGCGTCGGTATCCCGCCAGTCGAACGAGATTTCAAGGCCCTTGCGTTCGAACGACTTGATCGCGGCTTCGGGTGCGACCGCTTCGAATTCAATTACCGTCATCGATCTCGGCCCCGGCGCGGGTAGCTACTTCGATGGCAAAGCTGAGTTTCTGCAATTTGTCGGTGACTTGCGAAACATCCATATCCGCATAGAGTTCGGGTAATTTGTTCTGGATTTCCTCGAATGAGGCCGCACCTTCCATCATATCGATGATGGGTTGCAAAAGCGGGTCCATCATTGGTTGCCAGTCGGTTAACCCGTTCTCGATGGCGCGGTCAATGGCATCGCTGTCCGCTTCGGCAAAGGATGGGTTGTCGTCGGTTGAGGTCGGGGCGGTTGGACTTTGATTGCGCTTGGACCATTTCCCGCCATATGTACTGTTGATGTACTCAGGATCAGGCTCAAAGCCCATTTCATAGATGGTTTTGTCGCGCTTGACGCGGTTATCAAGGTCTTCATCGTCATCAAGCACACGCCAGACTTTGGGCGGTTTTGCGCCGGGGAAATTCCATTCCGTCAGCCATTTAACCGGCCCAGCATTGAATGTCCCGCACAACAGGTCGGTATCGGCCTTGATGATTTCGTCGCGAACGTCCTTATGAACGTTGGCGGTTCCGCGCCATGATCCGCTGTCCGTGGTCGATGTCTGGCCAACGATAACCTTCGCGATCATTGAATCGAGATATTTGACGAATTCCTTGTGATCGCCGCCGGATGTGCGCACTGCCTCAAGCAATTCCACTTCCTGCCCATCTGGCACCGTAATGGCCGACTTTCCATGAATGGACATCAGCAAAGTCAGAAGCTTGGCAACATCGTCTTCGGACGCGCCTGCATGGTGCTTGCCAACTGCGGTAGGCATCCCGAACTTCTCAAGCGCCACAGCCCAGAAGCGCATTCCGTTTCGCTTAAGGTACACCGGCCAGTAGAGGTAGTGCGCAAGACCAAGCCCGTAAGGATCATCGTCATTGTCGGTTTCCACCGTCGAGACCCAGAACTTGCGATCCGGCATGATCGTGCCTTTGGGCGCGGTTTTTGTGATCAGACGCAAGCGTCCGGCCCCGTCAAACCGGAAACGGTCAAATTTGCGAACGCGAATGGCATCAATGACAACCTGGGCACCATCAAACGCCCAAAGCATCTCGGCAACCGTGTAGCCATAAAACTGGGCATAGGCCATCTTGCGACAGGCCGCGTCAAAGTTAATGCCTTCCAGTTGCGCCTTGATGAATTCGGCGGCTTTCTTGTCCTGGGCGGATGGTCCACCCGGTTCGACAATGATTTCCTTGGCCACCATCGCGTCCAGGCGCTGACCGAAAGCAGCCTTTACCTGGTCATCGCGCAAAAGGGCTTTGTATTCGTCGTAGCGGTTGCCGATGCTTTTAAGCACCGTGTCATTCGGTGTGGTGATCTCGTTGACCAGTTTGGCAAGTTCCAGATCACTTTTGACACCGGCAACCTCTGTGACCACCGGCTTTTCGATCTTGGCCTGCTTGTTCGTCTTTCTGTTTTTTCGTGCCATGATCTAATAGCCTCGCCAATTCAAAGCGCCGCTTGCCGCGCCATAGTTTCCGTCTACCGAGATTGTGCTGTGTTGCTGCCCATATGCACTCATTGCGGCACGCTGGCCACCCGTTCGGATGTCAAGCGGTGCGCCATAGGTGATGGCCAAGTTCCAAAGCATTTCCAGACAATCAGGACCATCGTCGTGATCGGCGTTGGGCCATTGTTCCAACTGGGAAAGAAGGGTGCGCTGGCTTGTGTGCAGTTTGATCCGGCCATCCGCAATCGGCACCTGAAGGCTTTCAATGCGCAGGTCCTTGTCGGTATTCTGCGAGATTGGTACGCCGTTAAGCGGCACATGTTGCCGGATCGCTTCGTCAATCAACTGGGTCCGCAAAAACTCCTGAAACTGAACAGTCTCAACGCCCCAAGTGACACAACGATATTGCTTTTGCAGCTCGATGACGTTGCTGATGATGACCTTGGGAACCCGCTTGCGGATTGATGCCTCGACAACTGAAAGTTCGCCTGCACGGCGGTCAAAACCGCCAACAAGGATGGCAGACGGATCACGTCCATTGCCTTTTTTGCCAAGAGACGGGTCACACGCCCCAAAATAAACCCATTCCGGGGCGAACTGGACCCAATAGGTGAACGCCTGAAACGAAGCGTTTTCGTCAATCGCCTCGTTTTGTTGTTCCGAACTGAATGCCTTGTGTCCGATCCGCGCACGCAATTCCATCAGATATAGAAGCGGACGTTTTTCCGGCCAGCTTACAACCGCACCTTGTTCCATTTCGGCAAGGTTTTTTGCATAGAATGCGCGGGCATCATCAAGGGACTGGTTGCGCAGGATTTCTTCCCATTCGTCCCACAGGTCCATACGATCCGGCCATTTCAGGATCGACTGGAATTTGATGCTTTGCCACATCGGATTGTTGAGCTTGCGGACCAATACCGAATCATAGTGAAGAACGGTCCCGATATCGAGAACGTCAAACTTTTCCCCGGCTTCGCCAAGGTTGGCAACGCCCGTATCGATCCAGCTTTCCAACTTGTCGCGCTGCTTCGGAGTTCTGACGTTTTCGTCGTTCTCGATATCATCCAGAACAACAAGGTCAGGACGACGCGCCCCGTGCTTGAGGCCACGAATGCGCTGACCGGCTCCGCGTGCATGGAGCTTGATATTGTTCGTGGTAACGCAAACGCCGTCCTGCCAGACCGGGCCTTTGCCGGTTGCTTCCGGGAAATCGTTTCGAAGGCGCGGATTGCTCTCCATCTCGACCTTGAAAGCCTCGATCACAACCGATGCCTGGTCAAACACATCCATGATGTAAATCATGTAATGTTTGAGCTCATAGACGGTGCAATAGACCAGAAAAATCAGGGCGTAGGTGGATTTGGCTTCGCCACGCGGGGCGGCAATGGCTTCATTCACACTTTCCGGGTTTTCGATCAGGGCCGGGAAATGCTCACAAAAATACCGATGCAGGTTTGACAGGTTGATCGGCTTTTCCTTGCCGGTCTTCGGGTCTTTCTTGCCGCGAATATAGTGCGGGAAATAGGTGCGGGCGAAAAACTCGAAGTCTTTGCGGCCCATCGCCCGGCGCTTCTTTGAAGCTTTGGCATCCGGGTCAAAGCCCGAACAACGCGCCTCAAGGTTACGCACAAACCCCTCGCGGTATTCTGCAAGGGATTTTTCAAACTGTTTCGGGGTCAGGCGTTCACGTCTAGCCATAAGCTGCAAGGACCTCTTTGCCGAACGGTTCGAGGATCTCGATAAAGGCCTCTCCATGTTGCGGGAACTTGGCCGCAACGTGATCGCCAAGACGTTTGATCACGTCCTGGGCGACAGCAAGTTCAGAGATTTTCGGGGAAGCCCGCCCTGCGGCATTGATCGTTTTGTTGAAGGCATCGGCCAACCCGGCCAACGCTTCTGCCTTCTGAAGAGGGCGGATTGCACCGTCCTTTTTCAGCTCCTCGATGACGGACAAATGCAGTTGCACATAATCCTCAATCAGAAGGGCCACCATATCGTCGGTGCCGGTCGATGCCATGCTGGCTGCGGTGCGGGATTTGTCCCAGTCATCGCCCTGGGCTTCTGCCAAGGTTTTCCAGCGACGAACCGTACCGACAGAAACGCCAAGACGTTCTGAAACTTTGGTCAGATCAAGCCGGTCAAAGACATAAAGCGCACGCGCCCGTGATTTGGTTTCCGCGCTGTGCGCCATTTATGCGCCCCCGATTTTGGCCTTAACGGCAGCACCGATTACCGCGAAGCTCGCGCTTATGATGCCTCCCGATACTGCACCATTGATGTACGCTTTCTTTTCGACACCACGCAGACGTTCATCCATGCCATCGACCTTATCCGAAAGGGTACTCACATTCTGGCTGATGCCATGCAGCAGCCCCTTGATCTCGCCAAGCTGATAGCTCACATCATCGACCACTGATTTCCCCTATTTTTTCTTGAATGCATGAACAAGCCCCGCAACACCTTCGGCTGCTGCGACGACGGTTGCCGATGTGGCGTTAAGCGGTTTGCCTGCCCGGACCTCGGCCTCAATGGCTTTGTCGCGTTCACGGCATCCCATGTATTTTCTGATGATGGAAACGCAGGCCCAGAATGCGCCAAGCGCCGGTGCCCAGACCATCTCAGCTACCGGTGCCGCATCGGCAATACTTTCCCAAACGGAAAACCCCGGCAGGGCAAAGCCGAAATAGAACCCGCCGATCTTCAAGGCCCAATCCAATACCGCAAGGAAGAACAGGGCGCTGATGGCATAGCCGAACAATCGGATAACCCCCATTGCCTGCAACGCAATTTCCGGGCGGGCGGTTGCGCGAACCTTGTCGGCGTCACCATCTGTCAGAGCCATGAAGCGCTCGGTATCAAAGGATTGAAGTTTGACAATCCCTTCAATGACCCGTGCCCGTTGTTCGGGCGACAAGGTTTCTACCTGTGCAGATAGCCCCTCGGCAGTTTCAGCCGGTTCATCGCCCGTGACAGCGCTATAGATAGCTTGGGCACCTTTGAGCAAGGCCGGTGCGGCCAAAAGCAATGATCCGATCATGACAGCCCCGGTGCATAGAATTTGCCGTTGAAATGCAGGATTTCACGCCGGTTCTCGGACACGCTGGCATAGGAACAATGCACCCAGCCCGACGAAGGATCGCCGGGCACATAGCATTCAAGGATCAACTGATCGAAATCGAGGTTCTCGGAAATCCATTTGGCGATTTCATAGTTGGTGAAACCGGCAATTTCGAAATCAACGGCCTGACCTTTGGTGTGCTGACTATGCGGGTTGTCACTGCCCACGGCGGTATTGAGCGCCGGGCAGCGGTAAAAGCTCGACGGAATGATCGGGGTTTTGACATGTGCGCGTGTCGGTTCGAGGATATGCTCCGCAACCCGAACCATTGCCGGGATAAGTTCAATCGGTGGGGTGTTGTCGATCTTCCAACGGTTGGCAACTTGCGATCTCACAGCTTCGCGAAGCGTGAAATGTGTTGAAAGACGTTGGTTCAGGTCAAGGGATGGCATCGGGGCCTCAATGCAGATACAGGTGTCCGGTTGATTGCATTGAGGGTGCGGTTTTCGCGCCGATAAACTTAGTCTGAAAATTTCAGTTAAAGGCGAGATTTATCATTAGAAAAGCGAGGCTTGCCGTTCATCTTTCTCGCGGTTTTCGCCAAGTATCTGATAAACGCGGCGCTCGGTACAGCCGACGCGGAGCGCGATGTCACGGCGGCTCATATTCTCGGAAGCCAGCTTACAAATCAAGAGGCGACGTTTGCGCGGGCTGACATAGGACATCGGGACCGTGATGTGACAGCCGCCAAATTGCTGCGACATACAAGCGGCTTCGTCATCACCGATCACCAGCAACTCATGCCCGTCAGGAACCCGTTTAGGGATATAGACGACGATGCCAGGAAAGGCTTCAACAAGGCGCATTGCAGCGCGTTGCGAAACCAGTTCGACAACATCGTCAATCCCGTATGTTGATCCCGGACGGGACATGCTATTGCGCTCCCTTCGCTTTGACGCGGTTTGACCAGTCTTTCAGGGCTTCAATGATCGGCTGGGCCTCGTCATAGGTCAGCCAGTCCAGTTGCCGAACATTGGCAAACTGGCGACCTGTCAGATGCTTGTTGACGAAGGCGACAAGGGCTGCATCCGTATCGGGTGCAGCCAGTGCCCCGGCTTTCTTGATGTTGCTCCACAGTGCCCAAATTTTTCGGACATAACCTTTGGTCGATGGTTTGAACCCGGCGCGAGTGCCATTCAGATGCGTAACGATCTTGCGCATTTCAGCGTCGGTGCAATCGCCCAGGCTTGCTTTGCCGGTGATTTGAAGCACCAAGGCCTCATGTGCATCGCGGTCTATGCCACGCTGCTTTTCAGCAGCCCGGATTTGACGGTTGAGCGATTGCCATGTGGGGGATTTATACATTGTACCCCCGCACTACTTTTGCGATAGTTCTGCAAGCTGACTTTTTGCAAGGGGGGGAGCTTTGCGTACCGATAAAATTTTCGGATACACCATAGGAGCAATGTATATAGGCTTCTTCATTGGCATACTTGCAGGCAACGATATTCCGTCTATTCGACAAAAAGTTGACTGGGAAACTCTTCTTGCTGGCAGCACAGCAATAATAGGCGGTTGGTTCGCATATCGGGGTGCAGTGACCCCGTTTAAGGAGGCAAGAAAAAGTGAGCTTCTCCAGTTTCAATACAATGTAAAAAAAGCTGGAGCCGGAGTCTGTTCCGTTCTTGGATGCGCGAACCTTGGGCTTGATAGTGGTTTGCACGGAATTTTCCCGGACAGAAAGGAATCTGAAGAGGAACAATTCAGAGCATATGCTCAAGAGTTCATGGACAATATGCCTGAAATACCTCCAAGGATCATGAATTTGGAACTTCTTGAGATTTACAAAGACTTGGAGTTCAGTTTGCTTGCAGCTAGTAGCTGCCCCGATTGGAACTTGATGCGAGCTATCGATCATGTTCTCCCTGAAATGGAAAAATTCGATAAATACATCTCTGAGAATACTTAACTTGAGTTTTGTTCCTTCAGTTCGGTCATTGTTGCTTTGACCTGATCCTCCACAGATATGGCAAGGCCATATCCAAAGCCATCCTTTGCCATCACAGGCCGGGCATTCGGTTTTGTTGGTCATTGCTGCCTCCGGGTTGCGCCCTCTAACGCCATGCGGTTAATCGCGGCCACAAGGGACCGCCAATCTCCGTTGGCATCGAGGTAGGCGCGAATCAACTGTTCAGGATCGGTGGGAATTTGCGGGCTATTTTGCATAGCTTCCCCGGTCCTCAACGCTTGGTTCGCCTGCTGGATGATTGCTAAAGCTGCTTGACGTTTCTTGGGATTGCGGCACCCGCGCACAAACCCGGCGGCAAGAACTGACAAGTCGGCCAGTGCTTGACGTGTGTCCGGGGTTTGTGCGGTGGGTTTGTGCATGGTTCAGGACATCCCCAACGCACGTTTATAGACGTCGAGAATTTCCTCTTTCTCGGTGCGTTCGTGATCTTCCATCTTGCGCAAGCTGATGATTTGGCGAAGGATTTTCACATCGTAACCAAGTGCTTTGGCTTCGCCGTAAACTTCCTTGATGTCACCCATCAGGTTGGCTTTTTCTTCTTCCAACCGTTCGATCCGCTCCACATATGAGGCGAGCTGATCTGCGGCGATGCCTCCTACTTCCGTCATGCTTTCGTTCCTTGTTTTCTATTTGCTCGGTCTTCTTTGCGTTAGCTGGTAACGCAGTTACCTAACTCAGCGTCGGTGCGGGCCGGGCGCTAACCGGCTTTGGGTCACCGGGCACTGGTCCCCTGCACGTCTGCGCTGCGTGTTCGCTCCCACGCCGCCGCACCAATCAGCAGATCGTGATCTGCTCGTTGCTATGGCGAAGGTCGGGATGCACAGGGAGGGGATGCATCCCGACTTGCTTGTTTCTCTGGGTTAAATGACCTTTTTGATTGTCGCCTCCATTGTCGTAAGCACCTGCTGTTTCGCCCTTTGCGTGGTCCGGTGCCCAACCTGTTGCCAAATTGCCCTTACGTGTCCGGGCCAGACGTTTCAGCCCAAAGCCCCGACCCTGCCTTCAAGCGGGGTAACGGGGTGTTTGGAGGTAACCAGGGCCGAACCAAAAGCACTTGCAACAGGTTCGGGTCGGCCCCGGTTTCACATCAGGCACCAACGACTTTTCGGCGCTGGACCTGAATGTTTAATGCGGCCTTGTTTTCCGCGATCATGCCGTCGAGATATGCGAGGTGACGGGCATCACCTTCATGTTCGATTTTGCCGTCCTTGTTGGTTGCGGCATCAAAGAACTGTGCGCGGTCAGCTTCCAAGGCGCTGGTGCTGGTACGCAGGCGATCCATCACGATTTCAAGCTTTGCTTGCGGGGTCATGCCGCCTCCTGACCCGGGTTCTTGCGGTTGATGGCCCGTTCTGCGAACAGGTCATCAACGCGCCGGGGCTTGGCAGACGGGCTGCGATCCGGCTCATATCCGTGCTGGACCGCAACGCTCAAAGCCCCTTTTTCGTGGCGGGCGATGACGTAAATCAGGTCATGGCCAACCAGTTCGACGCGATAGACTGTGCTTGGCTTTTTCTTTGACATTGCGCCCTCCATCACACTGCGGCCATGTCCAGCGGCAGGGTTTCCCACTTGCCGGTGGTGTCATTGCGTTTCTGGAAGCGGACATAGGCTTTGGTGTCCTGGACGTGGATGCTGTCCGAGATCGCCTCCATCGCACGCAGCCACTTTTCGTCATCGATCTTGAGGCGGCGCAAGCCAAGTACGCGACCCGTGCTGATCTTGCCTTGCTGATCGGTCTGGAAAGCGTCCTGGACAAGTGTCTGGATTTCCGGGCGCGACCCTTCGGACCATTCGATGATGCATTCATCGATCAGGGCCTTGGCGGCGATCAGCTTTTCATCAAAGGCAAGGTTCTCGGATACCTGACGGATCATACGCATGTCACCCTTGATGGTGGTGAGCTGGACGTTACCCTTGGTGCCGCCGACAGTGACTTTGTACTTGTCTGCCGAAAGCTGAATGAAGGCCTGAATGTCGGCCATGACTTCGATCTTGAAGTCACGAAGCTGCTTTTGCAGGGCATCAACTTTGGTGAGCTTTTCGCGTACCAGGCCATCGCGCAGACGGTGGTCATCCGGCACTTGTGCAAGTGGGATCAGCTTGCCCTTTGCATCTTCCAGATATTCCTGGTCACGGACGACAACGACCGGCAGGGCATCGTTCAGGTTGGTAATTTCTTTCATATGTTCCATGTGTTTGATCCTTGGGATTTCGGGGATATCGATTACTTTTTCGGGGATGTAATGGCGGACCATCGATCCCTCCGGGGCGGTAGCCAGATGTGGCGGATGAACCGCCACCATTGGGTGATCGGGTTTCCTCGTTTCATGGTCATTCGCTCCGATCCACATAGACGCGCAATTCAAGGGCCTTGAAGGCGTCTTTGAGCTGGTTACCAAAGCGATTTCGGGCAGCATCGGCGTGCATGGCGCTAGGCGCGGCAATGATCAGCTTGTCGTCCTCAAACCGGACTTTCAGGGGCATGATCCATGTGGCGTAAAGGAACGACCCGATCCGGCTTTGAACGGCGGTCAATCTGCTGTCATTCGCTTTGACCGATCCGGTTGCGGTTGACTGCTTCATGCTGCATTCCCCCCGTCGTCCGGGGTGAAAGTGCTGCACATTTTGCGCATGCGGCGGTCCGCGAGATTGACGACCGTTCCTGCCGTCAATCCGCGCTGGATTGCAGCAACGTTTGGCGTGCCTACACCGATAGGACCATTCGATTTCTCGTACTGGCCGAGGTCAACGGCAAGCAGTCCAAGGTTGTCGAGCAGAATGTTTGTCATGCGTTGGGACAGATACAGCTTCCCGCCATTGGCACCGGCATGATCGCGCAAGGTTGCAGTGACGTTGAAAAGGTCTTCACTAAGCATTGTTGCAGTCCTCCCGATGGGTGCAGGATTGACAGATTTGCCACTGACGCAGGGCGCGTGGGCTCGCCGTTGGCATGGGCCGTGCGGCAAAGTCGTCGCATTCCGATTTCGTGATGCTGGTTGTCTGGGCCGGGCAATAGAACGTCGGTTCCGGCCCGCCCAGGACTTCAAGAACACGCGCCTCTAACTGGTCGGTGTTAGCGGTGTATTTCCCGCCATTGGCCAGCGATACAGACGACCGCGCATAACCAATGCGCTTGGCTGTTTCTGTGACAGATGTGCGGTCAATTTCTGCGGCCAGCAGAACGCGCCAGCGCGGGAGTTCATTGATTGCGTTCATGGAACTCCCCCGTGTTGCGGTCATACACGCCGTTGTTGCGGGGAATGGGGGCCAGTGGCCCGGTATGACGGATAATCTGATACCGCTTGAACCCGTTAGACGTCATCGCATCGCCGGGGGACCGGCGCAGTTCACGCAGATATCCCGCCTGGCAAAGATGCCTCAGGTATTTCTGGACGTTGTTCCGGGCGTTTTTCTCGGCACCCTTTGCGGCAATCGACAGCAGATCATCGATTGTGAATTTCTGCTTTACCGGCATCACCCGCCAAACCCGCTGGCGAAGGTGATTTCCCCGTTGCTTTTGCGCCTTGGCCGTGTGAGGTGCATTCGGGCCGCTGGTAAGAGCTTCACAGTCAGCCCGGCTGATCACGCCTTCCGGTGTCAACTGATAGCAACCGCGCTCGACCCGCTCAATAAGCCCCCGGCTCATGAGTTTAAGAGTGGCATTGACGATCTTGCGTCGTGGATGATCCGGCAAGGCTGCATCCAGTTCATCAATCGTCAGGCAGGCTTGTGGGGGCAAAAGATCGCGCACGGCCTCTTGAATGAAGGAACGACCCTTGTTCATTTGCCACCCCGCACGATGATCGGGCGTGATGTTGCACGGTCGTTCAAAAGAACCTGACCGTTCATTTCGGCCACACCGATTTCGGTGCTGTCCTGCATCTTCCCAAAGCGTTCGATATGCGCGATGCCTTCCTTGACTTCGCGGATATAGCCGTTCGCTTTCTCATGCAGAAGGGCGATCAGATCGTCTTTGACTTTGACTTCGCAAAGTTCGCGAACGACCTTCTCGGTGTCTTCGGGTGTGAGTTTTTCGAACCGGACATACTGACCAACGCGGGACGTGACCTGCGGGAAGCGTGTCAGGCTATCGCGGACCTTGCCCATTCCGACCAGAACAAAGGGGATTTCCACGAAGTCGCTCAGATCGCGGATGGTCGAAAGCATCTTGTCTGACCGGCAGATATAATCGCACTCGTCAATGCCAACGAAAAACATCTCGCCGTTATCGGCGGCGGTTTTGGCCTGCATGGAAAGGGTTTCAACCAAGAGACGGTATTTGCGCTCAAAGGATTGCGGCTTTGCCTGGACACCACATGCTTCCAGCAATTCGCCGAGCATCCAGTTCGGCGTCCATTCACGCTTTGCGCGAACGAATACGCTGGCATTTTGTGCGGCCATGTAGCTGATATTTTCGGTTTTGCCGAGGCCCGGCGAACCGTCAACCACAACCAGACAGGCTTCCCCGGCACCGCGTTGCTCTATCGCGGCCATACCTGCCATCAGCTTCTTGACGTTTTGCGTATTTACAAACTTGAGACGCATAATTAACCTTTCTTCTCTTCGTTGTGCCGCTTTGCGGCAGTCATTGACCTCACGCGGCCTTGCGACCAACAATCCGCGTGGGGTCTATTTCCTCCATCGCCAGAAGCTGGCGGAAGGAAGCCTTTTCGAGCCGCTCGGATAGAACTGCCCGATCTTGTTCGGTGATTTGTCCGGGGTTGGCTTCAAGCCACATCACCCACTCGATATCGTCTTTGAAAACAGGCCGACCGTTAGCCTGTGTTAGAACCGGCTTGGGCTGTTCAAAGCGGGCCAACATTTCGTCAGCGGCTTTGATCTGGAAATCTTCCATCGGCACGGCTGGTTGATATTCGATTTCGAGGGCCGGGCCTTTGGCCTCTGCAATGATTTCCTGCCGTTTTTCCTCAATGCGGCCCAAGCGCCCTTTGGTACGTGCGGCCAGAACCTGATCCTGTTTGCTTTGGGCCGTGCGCAGGGTGTCGCCATCGAAGTATGGCCGTGCGTTTGCATCCAGTTCGGCAACAGCCAGAAGGCGCATTTCAAAATCACGAACCCAGACCCGATTGGCATCATGGATGTCATAGCCAACCAGAACCTCTTGGCCGTGATAGGCTTCAAGGTCATGACTGAAATAGACATTGTTGAGGATACGGATTTCACACCGTGCAACCTTGCGCCGGTCATACGGACGCAACAGGTCAGAGGCTTCTGAAACAGCGATGGTGCGGGCTTTCCCGCCATCAGCAAGCCATTCCGACCAGACTTCTGCCGGGCTCAGATGGCGGTACTTCCGGGTCTCAGGATCGCGAACACGTTTTAGGCCGGATTGCGGGCTGTTGTTATAGGTATCAATCTGATCCTGGATAAACGCCCGGAAGTCATCCCACGTAACATCGAACCGGCTTTTGATCTTCTTTTTCGCGGCCTGAATACGGGCGCGGTCGATATAGCGTTTTGCTTCTTTGTCCAGTTCCGAACCGCTGTAGGAAACGAGCTTTTTGGCCCATTGGCGGACATTTCGGTTGAAACGTTCAATGACACCGCGTGCCTGTGAGTTGTAAGGCAAGGATGTTTTCTGCGTGATACCCCACCTGTCAAAGAAACCAATGGCGGTCGAGCTGAACATCTCGTTTTTAAAGCCCTTGCCGTTATCCGTGTAAAAGATCAGGGGCAGGGCGCTGTGTCGGTCGTCGTCGCGTTCGATAATCGCGTGTGACAGGGCTTCCAGAACACCGATAGAGTTCTCGGCCAAGCCAACAGACCACCCGACGATGTAGCGGGTGAAAACATCCATCGTGAATGTGATTTCCGGCTGGAACGGGGAACCGTGGAACGGATGTTCGATCTTTGCGCGGAATGTGTGACCATCGGCGGTGTAAACTGCGCCGGGCCAAAGCTCCGATACATCGCGCCGGGTGAATGCTTGCAGGCTTTTAAGCGCCTGCGGTCCCATGCGGCCCCGATTCTTGTCGACAACTGAAACCTTGTTGGCAAGGAAGCGCCGTGCCTGGTCATATGATGGCATGTCAACGCCATCGGGCAGGGTGCCGGGTAATTCTTCCAGAACCGCCGTAAGCGATGGCTTGTGCGGATCGGCCCAAAGCTGCATCAGGGCGGGTGCCCATGCCGGGATTTCATAATCCGATTTGTTCGCCGGTGTCGGAGCGAGGGCGAGAATGCCGCCTTTTTCGTGGTCAAGCACCCATTGATACAGCGTTCTGCGCGATATCTTGTGCTTACCCTTGGCAGTCTTTACGCGACGACCGCTTTTGGCATTGGCTATGCCGACAAGCTCTTGCAGATCGGCGGGCAGGGTGCCTTTGCGGGCTTCCTCGACAACAATATCAAGGGCTGCGTTCCGGCCTGTTACTTCGGCATGTTGATTGACCGTGGCAACCAATGTTGCACGAGCATTCATGACCTCACGCTGAAATGCGTTCAAATCATCGGTATTCGTGACGGTATCTTTTGTCACAAGCGGTGCTGGGACGGGAGCTTGGTCAAACAGGTCCGGCTGTGTTGAAAGATGGCTACGGGCATATTCCGTCCGCGCCTCTTTGGGCAGGAGCGATATGTGGTACTCCCATCCGCCGCCAACTCCCTTGCGTTCTCGAACACACGGCAATTCATCAGATGCCTGTTTTTCGGACCAACCCTCGCGTTTGGCTTTGCGAATTACACCGCTTTCCGTCTTGGGCATTCCCGCCAAACCGGCCATTTCCCGAGCAAGTAGATAGGTCTTCATCGTGCTGCTCCCTTCCAACGACGGCGGGCAGCAAGTTGGGATTTGCGCAGCTGTTCACGTTGGTCTTCAATCATGGCGTCTTCTACAGCGCCAAGGTAACGTTCTTGGATGACGGCAAAATCGAACCGCTCCAGCTCCATGCCGAAAATTCTGGCATCGCCGGTTGCGTGGAGAAGGGCAAAGGCACGCTCAAGGGTGATTGTATGGCTTTCTCGGGCCATGCTGGCATAGGCGTCCAGCATGTTTTTGGTGACTTCTTCGCCCGCATATTCGGACATGGCCGCTGCTATTTCTTCGCGCGATTTCTCACAGTCCTTGAGGACTTCTGATACTGCCCTGCTGATTCGCTGGGCAAAGCTCGAACCCCGAACACGTTCGGGTTGAGTGAAGCGAACAGCGACCTCCGGCGGGTTCCATTCCGTCAGTAAATCGATTGTGTTGTTATCTCCGCGTGCCTTAGCCATGAGCGACCCGTCCGAATGCGTGTATTAGGGGAAAACGAATGTCAGGAGATGGCTTGTTGTTCATGCCGCGATGTCTTTTTGACAGTGACCGAGGCGCGGAAAGTCCGTATAGTTCGCAGCAGGTTGAGGCTTGAGGCGTTCACCGGATTTGCTGTCATAACGGGACGGCCAGATCGTGCTGGCAGGCAGATCGAGGAAATAGGCGATTGCCCATTCACCCTCGATGCTCGGTTTGCGGGTCGCTGACCGCACAGTGCTTTCGGGCAGATCGCATTCACGGGCTACATCGGCAAAGGTCATGCCTTTGCGGTTGAGCATGAAGCGGATTTCTTCCGGTCGTTTGTCGGCACCGTGCGCCAT